GGCACATATAAATGGGCAGATGATGGAGCATTCTGGGTAGGTTTTCTTAATGGAGACCTTACTGATGGAGCAGCAGCAACATTCAGGCTAGCAGCAAGTGACACAGTGGTGAGGCCAACTAATGGCATCTTCCCATACATATTCGACACAAGCTCAAGTGGTAACTATCAGACTCATACTGGTGGCACAGGTTCATTAGACTTAAGTGTTGTTAACAGACTTGCTGTTGCTATGATACCCTTAGCAAACTTGCAAGCAGCGTTTGGATGGCTTAACAAGCTCGAATACTTCACACTGATATCTGGGTCTACTACAACTCCAGCTACCTTAGGAGACGCATCAGACCATACAGTGAAGGTAGGCCTAAGAACTATACAGAATCAAAGTGGCCAATCAACCTCTCAGTTCTACACAACACAAAGTGTACAGCTTGGTAATGGTGGAACTAATGTCTGTATAATCAAGCTTACAGGCCAAGCGTGTGGATTCCCTTCAGCCTTTGATAGTGATACTAAGTTTGTTCATGGTAATGTAGAACCAGGAGCTTTTGAGTTCTTGCTTAAGGCAGGAGCTAGCGATAACTTCGACCTATCTGGGTTTACACTAGATTGTGGTGATAATCATAAGTTCTCAATAGATCCAGCGTATAGTACAAGTGCTACAGCAACATTCAGTGGTATGCAAGTGATATCTGGCGATATTACATTGAATGATGTAGGTTTTGCTATAGCAGGACTAACCTTCACTAACCCACTAGAGATAACTAAGAATGATTGCGATCTAAGTGGTGGTAGTTGTGTAATCACAGGTTGTACAGAAACTAGAGCAATAAGTGTCAGCACTCAAGCTGAGTTAGATGAGATAGCAGCAGTATCCTTCACAGACAATAGCAATATAGCTATCACCATCACAGGAGATCAAACAGCTCTTACCATTGGTGAGGATATGTTCTTCAGTGGTAATGTTACTGATGTCGAGTATACAGGAGCTACTAACCTAACACTCACAGTGCCAGTGTCTTCCAACTCATTGACTACAACACTACAGAGTGGTGCAGGAACTATCACACTAGATACTCCAGCCATCTCTTACACAGTGACAAGTACTGAGGCAGGATCATTGATACAGATCTTTGACAACCTCACTCAGACAGTCCTAGCAAGCACTACAGGCACATCTCTGTCACATGAGTATACAGGAACACCTACCTTCAGTAGTGTTGTGCAGAAAGCAGGCTTCTTGCCTCAGAGACGTACTTCCATACTCATGGATGGGTCAAACTTCACTAGTGCTTATACACTAGTTGCAGATCCAGTATACGACTCAGGACATGGACTTACATATACCACAGACTTCAGTTGGGCTAGTAACCAATTGACAGTACCAACATTTGGACCTACTGTAAGGCAAGTATGGAGTGGGTTGATTGATGCTTTCATAGCTGAGGCATCCTTACGTAACACAGCCTTCAACATCCAAATGAATGGACCTAACTCAATGTTCCTCATAGAAGACGCTGAGGGAGCTACGGATGGTGATATTGAGAATATGACAGATGGGGGTGTGAGGTATATAGACACAGTGCCAGCAACTACAGCAGAGTGGTTTGGTGTTCAATCTATATCTGGCACCACTCCTACAGGAACCGGTGAATATCAATTAACAGACGGCTCAGCTACAACTGATGCTAGAGCCTCAGGAGACTTTGATGAGCTTATCAAGATGTTTGGCGATGCATCTCATGGCAACTTCGATACACGTACTCATGCGGTGCTTAAGTTCCAAATTAATGGCTATAGAGAATCTAGAGTTGATGTACTTAATACTTATGGTATCTCTACGCTAGAGCCTACATTGTATGTAGTGGCAATGGACCCACAAGCTATTGATATGACTATAGGCGATCCAGCCATATCCATAACCATAGTAGATCATACAGGTGCTCCTCTATCTGTAGGTGGTAAAGACTTTGACTTCGAGATACAGGACAATGCAACTAATAGTGGTATTGATATTGAGAGGGAGCTTAACTACAACCTATCCTTAGACGCCGTGTATGAAGGCAGAGACCCCTTTAACTGGCCCCCTATGGTAGGACAGCTAGGAGACTCGTTTGAGACCTTACAAGGCATTGTAGAAGGTATTAGCGGCAATCATGGCATCTATGTGTCAAGGTCAGCAGCAGACCATCCTGACTTTGTACAGTTTCAGTCTAATGATGGAACATACTATGTGCCCATAACCTTAGCAAATGTAAGCGCTCCCAACCTGACAGCAGGCAGAGTGCAGGTATGCAATGTCACAGGAGCTACAGCAAGTGCTTGGGCGGCTACCACAGCCTACTCCTTAGGAGACTATGTATTAAGGACAACAGGCAAGGGAACAGAGCTAGGAGATGGAGTGTTCTTTGTGTGCACTAAAGCAGGAACTTCTGGAAGTAGTGAGCCTACTTTTGATGTAGCAGCAGATGGAAACACCACAGCAGATGGTACAGTGGTTTGGACTACTAGGCCAGCAGAGTTTGATAATGATACTGTAGTAGCAGGTTACTCTAACAGTTGGATTGATGGAGAACACTTTGCAGCAGGTGATGTTATAAGGCTTAGGTGGGCAGACTCAGACGACCTTGAAATTGAGACTACAGGTATTGCTACATCAGACGGTACTACTACATTCCTAGACACTCCTGTAGATGATGAGGTGTATGATACGTACGGACTAGATGGCTCTACTATTACTAAGTTTGCAGCAGATTATGTGGACATAGAGGTAGACCTTATCGTAGGCACTAACTTCGCAGCATCAGAGTTTTATGCTTGGTGGAAGTTTAACCTCATATCAGAGGAAGGTATTAGAATATTCTTTGGTGGTATCACAGCAGTAGATGCGGCTAACATAAGGACGAACAATGACGACGTTAATATATTTTGGGATAATGATACTAGCTCTAATGTATACCAAACAGATAACATCAGACTGTTTCGCACTGATGAAGCATACCCAGTAAAAGATCCAACTACTGGTGGTGGTGGTATTGATGTTGTTTGGCGTGATAAGGTATTTGTAGTATCAACTGGAGGAAGTGCTTTAGAGCCATCTGAGAAGATAGAACTTACAGCAGCAGCAGCTTCTTTGAAGGCAGCAGACACTTTAGAGACAGGAGTTCAGGTTGATGAAGCCCTTAGGCTTATATTGGCAGAGGCAGCAGGTAAGGTGTCAGTATCAGGAAGTACTGTAGCCTTTAGGGATCAAGCAGATACTAAGGATAGGATAGCAGCCACTACAGATGCTAATGGCCAACGTACTTCAATAACTACGGACACAAGCTAATGTATTACAAGAGTCCTTACTACAACAGTGATTATTATAGCAGTGATTACTATGACAATAGTGCTGGTGGGGTTGTCCTCACTGGCCCTACTTACTATGATAAACTAGGTGAGTTAGGATTCACTGGAACCATTAACGACAGACAAGCTCAATATATATGTGCTGCTGGAGGTATCGATGCTATGAATGATTGTATGCGCAAACACCTCAACTCTCTTGGATACTCTGGTGATGTACAAGAGATGATAGCACAGAAAAGCAGGAGTGAGGGATTTACAAGCCCTTCTGAGATGTGGATAATACAAGGGCTCATCCCTTTATAGGAAATGATATGCAAGATACTTGGGCGAGAGATGCACAAAAGAAAATAGCTAGGATGCCTAAAGAGGCATTACAACTAAGACAAAGAGCTAAAGAAGATTTGTTCTTCTTCGCCAATCTAGTAAACCCAGGCTACATGTATGGTAGTATCCATGAGGAAATATTCTCTTGGATGCAGAACTACACACTGTTTGGACAAGGAGGTGCTCAGACTGGAAACAAACTAGTAATGTTGCCACGTGCTCATCTAAAGAGTCATATGGTGGCTACATGGTGCTCTTGGATAGTCTTAAGACATCCAGAAGTAACTATATTGTATGTATCAGCTACAGCAGAGCTAGCCATCACTCAGTTATATGCTGTTCAGAATATACTAGGAAGTTCTACTTTCATGAGGTATTTTCCTGAGTACATACATGAGCAGGAAGGTAAGAGGGAGAAGTGGTGCTCTACAGCAATCATGATAGATCACCCCCAAAGATCTAAGGAAGGTGTTCGAGACGCTACTGTAAAGACAGCAGGACTTACTACTAACACCACAGGTTGGCACGCTGACATTATTGTGGCAGATGATTTGGTAGTTCCAGAGAATGCTTATACTGAAGAAGGACGTGAGAGCGTCTCTAAGAAGGCTTCACAGTTTACCTCTATCAGGAACAATGGTGGCTTCACAATGGCTTGTGGGACACGCTATCATCCTGTAGACATATATGATGTTTGGAAGAATCAAGTGTACCCTATCTTTGATGAAGAGGGTGTACAAACTGATGAGAAAGGTATATGGGAAGTAAAAGAGTATGCTGTTGAGGTGGACGGTCAGTACATATGGCCTCGTAGGGTTAGAGATGATGGTAAGGCCTTTGGCTTTGATCTTCAATCACTTGCTAGAATAAAAGCTGAGTACAGCGATCGTGTGCAGTTCTATGCACAATACTACAATGATCCTAATGACCCATCCTCAGATAGGATAAGTCGAGAGAAGTTTCAATATTACAACACAATGAAGATGAGGAAGGAAGGCAATAGGTGGTTTTATAATGGGTCAAGGTTGAACATTTATGCCGCAGTTGATTTTGCTTTTAGTCTATCCAAGTCTGCTGATTACACAGCCATTGTGGTAATAGGCATAGATAGTGACTCTAATGTGTACGTTATGGATATAGACAGGTTTAAGTCTGATAAGACCATAGACTACTTTAAGCACATAAGAGACCTTCATGCCAAGTATAGATTTAACAAGCTTAGTGCTGAGACTACAGTGGCTCAGAAGGTCATTGTAAACGATATAAAGCGCTACGTCAAGAAAGAGGGCATGACCCTATCCATAGTAGACCATCGACCTACAACGAAGAAAGAGGAGCGTATAGCAGCAGCCCTTGAGCATAGGTATGATGATCAGACAGTCTGGCATCGTGAAGGTGGTTGGACAGATGTACTAGAACAAGAACTCATACTAGCGAGACCAGCTCATGATGATGTCAAGGATGCTCTTGCTAGTGCTGTAGAAATATCAGTGCCTCCTGCTCGAGCTTCAGGCAGCAATGTAATAGACTTCATCAACGACAGGCCTAAGAACAGGTTTGGCGGCTTCAGATAAGAGACCATAATATGTCAGATAAAGTAGCAGAACTTACCGCAGTTATGCAGGATGATTCCTCTAAGTGGGTGTCTAATCTGTGGGATAAATACAATCAACAAAGACAAGAGAAGCTTGCACAGTGGGATGAGTTGAGAAACTATGTGTTTGCTACAGATACATCTACCACAAGCAATGGTGAACTTCCTTGGAAGAACTCAACCACCATACCTAAGCTTTGCCAAATTAGAGACAACCTTCATGCTAACTATGAAAGCAGTCTCTTTCCTAATGACCGCTGGCTACAATGGGTTGCATATTCAAAAGAAGATGCCTCCAGAAACAAGGCCAGGACTGTTAAAGCATACATAGATAATAAGGCCAGAGAAGGTCACTTTCGTACAGAAGCTTCTAAGTGGCTGTATGACTACATAGACTATGGTAATGCTTTCGCCACAGCGTCCTTTGAATCAAGACATAGGACATTAGCCAATGGAGATGTAGTACCAGGTTTCATTGGCCCTAAAGGTGTGCGTATCAGTCCTTTGGATATTGTATTCAACCCTTTAGCTACGTCCTTTGACAACACCTTCAAGATCATAAGAAGTGTCAAGACCATTGGAGAACTTAAGAAACTAGCCGAGACGGAGCCTGATCAAGCATATTGGGCAGATGTTATACAGAACAGACTTGACATACGTAAGGTGATGGGAGGTTATTCTAAAGAAGACTTCGATAAAGCAGCAGCATTTAGTGTTGATGGTTTTGGTAATCTATACGAATACTTTCAATCAGACTATGTAGAGATCTTAGAGTTCTATGGAGACTACCACAATCCCACCACAGGCGAGTTAAAGACCAATGTGATGATCACTGTAGCTGATAGATCAAACCTCGTTAGAGAGGCTGACATTCCCTCCTGGCAGGGTTCAGCTCCTATACGTCATGTAGGTTGGAGATTCAGACAAGACAACCTTTGGGCAATGGGTCCACTAGACAACCTTGTAGGTATGCAATACCGTATAGACCATTTAGAGAACCTTAAGGCAGATGCTATGGATCTCACTGTACATCCTCCTCTTAAGATCATAGGAGAGGTAGAGCAGTTTGAGTATGGTCCAGGGTCAGAGATCCATATAGACGAACAAGGAGACGTACAAGAGCTTCTAAAGAACCTTAATGGTATTATCACCTCTAGCAATGAAATACAGATCTTAGAGGATAAGATGGAGCTTATGGCAGGTGCTCCTAGAGAGGCTGCTGGTATACGTACTCCTGGTGAGAAGACAGCGCTAGAGGTACAGACTCTCTCTAA